TTACACCTGTTTGTGATCTGTTGGGGGCGGTCCGTTGATTTGGATTGCATAATAACGCATTTGTTTTCGATCGATTCTTAGGGATGGAAAACGAGGAAGGCCTGTTTTGAAACTCGAACCCTTGGAATCCGTGTTTTTGTACACCGATTCCCGAGCCAACTCGTGCGGGTTCTTGCGGGTTTGATCCCGTCTGGGTAGATACAAAAGTCTTTCCTTGGCGCTTTCAGAAAGGGAAGGAAAACTAGTTTCCAGGTTTACGGTTCTGACTTCTTGGAACGTTTCTTGGACGTGCTCCCAAACCCAACGATCTATATTCATATTTTCTAAAATACGAATTTCAAACGTATCCGTTTCCCATTCCCAAGGAACGGAATACAAAGAAGTCAAGTCCAGCGTTTTAAGATCCACTACCGATCCTCGGATTAAAATCGGATCCGAAGGAGCATCATGAATTTCGAATGCGTTTTGTAAGGAACCGATTGTTTCGTTTTGGAGTTTGCCATTCCTCAATCGGCTTGGTTGAACCTTTTCTAAATTCGGATTCAAATTCAGAATTTCTTTTTCTACTTGAATTCCTTCGATTAAATAACCATCCGCTTCTTGAAGATACGATTGTTTCGGATCGTCCGGAAGCTCTGTCTTTGTATTTCGGATTTTTTGTATTTCGTCGAGCTCCAGGCTTTTGGTAGAAATCGAACGGCCTTTTTGATTCGGATTTCTTGTTGGGAATTCTAATTCTAAAATTTCTTGTATCGCATCTTGTTTCAGAAGATTTTCCAATTTAGCTTTCGGATGCGAATCTTCTTCTGTTTGTTCTAAGTTTGTACGCTTGGAAAAATCGTCATTTTCGATGAACTCTGCAACTTCCAGCGTGATTTTGATGTCGGCGGCCACTTCCCAATCGGGGGTAATATGTATCGATTCGGGAATCGGCTCCGATTGCAACCTTCCGATTGCTTTGATTGGATTTGTAAAAAAGAGTGTTAGTTTTGGAATTGTTCTGCGGGCAGAGGATCCAAAACTTGATTTCGAACAATACGACAACACAGTAGCCGCAATTCCCAAAATCGCAACCGCCGCCGACAAACGCCTCTTATATTGTTTGATTGTTCCCAACATTGTCTTTTTGAATCAATACCGCCACAAACTCGAATTAAACACTTTGAATTTGTAACAAAGACGAAATCTGTGATTTTCCTAAAACAAAGCAATCACAATTTTAAAAAATTTACAGTACGTTTGGGAATCAAATCATCAAAATCGAGTTTACAAGTAATTTTGGCTTAAAACTTACTGGGCATCCTATTTCTTTTAATTTAGAAACCAGAATATTATATTTTATCTCTAAAATATGTTTTGAGGACTTCTTGACAGGTTCCGTGAACCTTTGAATTCCCCTACCCCGCCCTATGCTGATTTGGATTGGATCTTTTAAAGAACCACCAAACTCGTTACATTCACAAAAGAATTCGTATTTTAGAAAATAAAATACTCAATTCATCACTCAAAGATTTAAAACTTCTATCGGACTGAATCTACGTTCGTACCTTATGCGGCCATGTGAAACTTACATTCCGCGAATTCTATGGCTATAACTCGTTCCGTGTGATAGTAAAAAAATTCTCGAATGTGGTTTTTTAATTTCTCCGGAAGAGAGTCATAAACGACGATTTTTTCCAAGTCGGAGTCATAACTGATTCTAATCTTTCGAATGATTTCTAAATCCGGTCGATTTAGTTTTATAGACGAATGATTCAGAAAGTCATTGATTGATTGGGCTTTCAGAAAGTCACAAAAATTTCTATGCTCTTGACTCTCCAATTGAACTGTCGGTTTTGAAATTTCTCGGGAAGATTCTGGGATGTTAACATCTTTCTGATTCCTTTCACCTTCCACTGCGCTTCCTATATCGGGCACTGTAGCTAAGTATTTAGGATTCTCCACTTTCGATTTTTCGTTTTGTTTTGTTTCACGGAAAAATACTGCTACAGGGATCAAAACCTCCTCGTTAAAGTATTTTCCAATAATCTTTTTCAAGGAATCAGACAAGTCGTCGAGAATGGTTAATTGAGAATCTTCAAATGTAAAATTCAACTTATCCAATATTTCTATACTGGTTCTAGTTAATCTTTCTCTGTACCAAGCTGAGAACCCTTCCCAGGTAGGTTCGTTAGGCACAAATTCCGTTGTAGGAGAATTTTCTTTGGATAAACACTCAGTTGTCTTTGTTCTAATTTCGTCCTCGAGTGTTAGTGTTAGGGCCGTATTCTTGATTTGTAGCCTGTAGGAGAAGGAAGACGAAATATTGACAGGAATCGAAAGCCAAAAATCCTTACGTCCGTATTTTTCAGATTTTCGGATTCGAATTAATTGGGATATGTATTCCAGAATTATCTCGGTAATTTCTTCCGGTTGTTTGTCTTGCAAGTAATCACACCATTTATCAATCGAACGAATTTCCTTTTCCTCATTCGCATCGTATTCACCGAGTTCGTGTTCAATCAAGGCCTGCGCTTGTTTGATAATAGCTTTCTGGTTAGAAAATTCAAAAGAAGAAGAATTTTCTTTTTCTCCTTCTTTTATTTGTGTTTTATTTTGTACTATAATCTCAGGTCCAGAATTTGCGGAGTGCATACACTCCGTATTTTGAGAAAGCTCGTCCGTAATTTCCGGAGTGCCATTCTCAAAATCTGGCGTGGTTATAATTTGAGTTTTCTGTTTGGGAATATTCCACGCCCAATTTGGAGTCAGTAGAGATTTCAAAATTCTACGAGAGCCGTTTTTTGTTTTATATACCGATCTTGAAACGATTCCTTTTCTGGTTAGACGAGAAATCGAATCGCTAATTGATTTAGGGGTTTTTTCTAGGAGAACGGCTAGATGTTCGTTAGATGCGGTGCAGCCCCCTACTCTCCTGGAATAATAATGGATCAGGGACGCTACGATTTTATCAAGATCGGTCAATCCTCTGCCATTTACCAAGCTATATTCAATTTTTATATAGTTTGAGTATTGTGATTCTGTTTCGATGCACGGAGTTCCTCCGTGTAAAGTTGCACTTTTCACGATGTTTCCCTTGTTTACGGTGCCGGACATATTCCTCGGGCGCAGCACGGTAAATTGTATTACCCTATTCTATTTCAAAAACGGGGAACTAAGGGTCAGGCATGGAGCCTTTGCGGTAGGTCCTCGATTCGTGTTCATTGCGGCAGATGTGAGATAAGCCGCATCTTAGTTATGTCTCCTAAGATTGATTCGAACTAGAATCGGGTACTATATAAATGTCAAGGAATTTATGAGACATAATCTAAAAAAAGGAACATAATTGCTATATATCAAAGATTCCGACCTGCAAGGTATCTCACTTCCTTGCAGGTGGGTTTTTAGCGAACACGAATCTGGATTTAGATTCTATACAATTTTAAAGAAACCAAAATCAAGTACAAGAATTTTATTTAGAGATTTTCTTTTTTTTATTATTTTTTTCCTCAAGGCGGCTTTTAAGTGATTTTTCATAATGTGATTTTTCTGCATTAAGATTAGCGATTTTTTTATCAATAGACGCTATTAATCTTATTAGTTGATTGATTGTAAGTGTCTTTATGTTTTTTTCCGGTGTTGATTTTCTATCTGGTTGAATATTAATTTTTATTGATTTAGTAAAATCTCTTACTTCTTGTTTTTTTGGTATCGTATCTGTTTTTGCATAATTTTCTAACCAGTTAAGGACCTTTTTTTTATTTGATTTTAAGCTTGATTGTAGATCGATGAATACCGTAGTCGGGAGGGCAAACAAGTAGTCGCTCAGTTTTGTATTATCTTTGACTTCATTTTCCAGACTTGAGATTAAGTTTGCATGAATCAATTTTTGCTTCACCCATGCCACAGACATATTTAGTATTTTAGCTAACTTTTCATCTGTGTATCCTTGCGTATTACTTATCTTTAAGACAGCCTGGGCCGTTTCATGGTCTGTTAAATCTTCTCTTTGTAGGTTTTCTAAAAGTTGAATTTCTGGAATTGTTTCAGGTGGGATTTGCTTAACATCGCTTATAATTGCCGGTATAGTTTTGTAATTGTTTATTTTAAAAGCACGGAAACGTCGTTCGCCATAAATCAATTCGTACCAGTCGCTATGTTTCCGAACCCCAATGGGTTGAAGAAGTCCCCTTTCTTTGATATTGGTAGCGAGTTGTTTGAGTTTATTTTCGTCGAAATGTTTCCGTGGGTTATTATTGTTCGAGCGGATTAGTGATACGGGTATTTCAGTAACATTTAAGCCGTTCTTGGTTTTTTGTTTATTGTTAAGCGCTTTGATTTCCTTTATTATTGAGCTTTCTTCAGTTATTTCAGGACTTTGATTCGACGAATTGTCATCTGCAAGTCCAAAAGCGTCACCCAAATCGATGCCTTTCTTTGAAAATTTCATTGTAACTTATTGCCTTATTGTATATAAAAAGTTTAGCCGGCTAAACTTTTGAAAATAATCCGAGTTCTGAGATGATTTTATCTGCTAAAGCACTAAATGCGGCTTTGCCATTTGTATTTTCTGCTAATGGCTCTCCAGCTTCTGTTCTGTCCCTAATAGTTTTAGAAAATGGTATTGAAGTCAGAATTTCTGGCGAAGGTACAAGGTTGAAAGATCTAGGCTCCTTTTCTTTTAATTTTTTTAGAAATTCTGGAGTTCTATAGAGCTGGGTATGCACTTGCTCTGATTCCTTTGATGTTCCCCATCTTGTTGGTAAAAGGTAAATTTTTTCAATTGTTGCACCTTGGCTTATGGTTTCGTTGATTGTTTTGAAAAAGTCTCTTAGCGTATCAATTGACCAAAGCTCCGGTATTACTGGTATAATAACTGTGTCGGCAGCCATTAAGGCTGTTATTGTTTCATACGAACCAGAACCAGGCGTATCGATAAGAATAATTTCGCTATCGAGTTCGCTAAGAATTTCTTTAAGTCGTAGTGTAATTTCTATATCTTTGGATGCTATAAATTGAAAGTCTCTGAGACTCGGAGCTGCGACAATAACATCGACTCCGTATTTATTCTTAATTGTTTCTTTTAAAGTAGTTTGGTATTTTAGTAAGGTGAAGATATTTGCTTTTTCGAAAAAAGCATCCGTTTCACCTCGGAAGAACATTTTAGAAAGATCTTTTTGTCGGTCGAAATCTACAACGCATACCTTCGCTTTTTTACCGAGGGCCATTGCGAGATGTCCTGTAGAAGTGGTCTTTGAAACCCCTCCTTTCGGATTTGCTACAACAATAATATTATGTCGCTTACTCATATTATTGAAATACCGTATCGAATTTGTTAGGAAAGCGAAAAATTTAAAAAAAGATAAAATCTTGAAATTTTTTGTAAAAGTTTAGCCGGCTAAACTTTAGATATTCATTGGGGTTGTAAGACAAAAACAGACATATAAAAGACCCACGGATGTGAAAGGGTAGGTTAGATTAAGCCTCTCGCATAAAATACAACAGAGCTTAATAAAAGAATCGAATTAGTTTAAATATCTTCCTGGGAAAGTAGATCGAGAAAATCTACGAGAGCCCTTTTCTTACGTTCAGAAGGGTTATAGTAAAACACTGTCAGAAATATTTCTCAGAGAGCCAAAATAACAAACCGGGATAAGAAGAATGTGGTAGTGGAATTCATCATTGAAATTTTTGAACAAAAAGGTTTAAAAAATCCAGCAATAAATTTTTGTCCTTCTCGTTTGGAGAATCTGGAAGGGCATCTAAAATTGGTAGTAATTCGTAGTTTTTCAGTTTGTTTATAAGAGCATACTGGGATTTAATTTCAGACTCCAAAAGAACTTCTGGGTCTTTCGGCTCGCCTGAACCGAATTTAAGCCACTCTCCGCGGTAGCCTAGTTTGTGTTCCACTCTAACTAAAAAATGATTACTAGGCGCAATATCGCCACGTTTGGTTTTGTAATAAGTACTAAGATCAATATCTAAAATTTTAGCTAATTCTTTGGGCTTTTTTTTGCATTCGGTCTCAATATGGATAAATCTTTTGGTAATAATTTTTTTAGCACTTGGTTTCATTTTTTGGAAAAATTCCTAAATTTTAGTATACAAATGGGATTAATTCCCAAATTTGACAAATATAGACTTCTCCTGTGCCAAGCACAGGACTTTTCTAAAAGATTAAATTTAACATAGGCTTAAATGTTAAAATTGTGTTCGAACTGGTGAAGAGTGACTTGAGGGCGAAAGAAAAGGTAAAAATCATGTTCGACATCCATTAGTGAAACTGAATATATAAAAATAAATCGATATAACATTAGTCGATAAAGCCAAAAAAAATCAAAACAAAAACAGCCAAATCGGAAGATTCGGACCCCACTTTCAAAGACATCCTTAAAAACCAAAACCGGACATATTAGGTTGGCCTAATGCATCCGTGTCAAATTATGAAGTTTGGAAGTCAAACGAATAAAAAATGGGAATCTTGGAGAGGTATAAAATAACTCCGATAGGGAAGGGGAGTGCGTACTATGAGGTATATGACTCACTTACAAAGAAAGTCGTATATAGCCATCCCAAGCGTGCGTGGTGTATCGACTGGGTCTTAGAGCTATACATCGAAACGGAACGATCAAAAAAGGAATAAAATTTAGAAATAAAAAACTCCGATAGGGCAGGGCGGGATAGAACGGAAGCCTTGGACCTTCTAAACTTGAGGGAGTGCAAACGGCCCCGATTTGGGCATGAAAGAACACTCGGGGTATATCGTAGAAGAAGAGGGAGGGGAAATGAACGAATTTTTTTTAATTTTTTCACTGGGACTGGTGATTTTTTTCGGGGTGGAGACATACCGATATCGATTTAGGCGGTTATCCTCAAAACAAATCCTAAACGAACAGAATAAAAAATATGCGAAAACGGAATAAACTCAAAACAGGAAATAACGCAGTTGGATACAAATGAGACGATCCTACTTCCAAAAAACGGGATCAAACGCACAAACCAGATACGAATCGATATATTACTAGGCCATTACGACTGGGTCGAAAAGCAAAATGACCCTAGACGATTCGAACATAAATATTTAGAGAACTTAGAAATTTCTGTAAAAAGTGATGATGAGATTCATTTCCGAGTCAAAGAGAATCCATATTATCTTACAACGGATAAGGCTACGGTCGAACAAGTGCTCGAATATATAGACTCGAATTGGAAACGAATTCGAGATCTACCGATGGAAACAACTCATCTAGATCGTGTATTTGCAAACCCCGAAGAACTTTTGAATGTAGTGGCATAAAGCGGAATATAATTCGAAAGCAAACAAAGAAATTCTAAAAATAGAGTGGGTTTTATTCTCAAGACAGAAAGAAAAATATCAAACCAAAAGGTAAAAACCGTATGAGTGTATCAATATTAAATCAAAATATTTCCCTTATCTCTAAAGAGAAAAAGTCCAGACCGCTAAAAGATTCTGATACTTTCTTTTTTCGTGAAGAAAATGGAGAGGTTCTGTATATGGATCGTCGGGACGCAATTCGGATTTTAGAAGCGATCCGAAATTCAAAAAATGAAACCATAATGACGCCGCCTAATATGAGAGTTGAGTACCACATATATAAGCACATAGCTCCGACTTTGAACTCTCCAAGACTTTGGGGAGCAATCGGACAGGAATTTGTTGGACCCGGCGCGGATAAAAGCGCAATTGACGAAGTTGAGAGATTACAACAATCAGCACCGCAGGGCGTAAGTTATTCCGTGCAGCGGTATGAGTATTCCGAGTCTCGTAAAAATCGACCCAAGAAAATAACGATTTGGAGAAATGGACTATCGATTGTGGCCTAAGTTTCGAATGAAGGCACTTGCGATAGGGACAGTCCTTAACTTTTTTCGTTATCGATAAATTCTTGAATGGACCCTTTTTCAATTTGTGTGGATCACGAAAATGTGAAAGAAGAAATGTTAATCAAAAGTCTCCAGAAGGATTTCGCTTTTCGTTGGAAAAACTTGCCATTACAACAAAGTGATTCCATACTTCGCCAAGAAGCATTGAAAAAACTGATTTTTCAATTCGTTCAAGAATTGTATTTCGGAAAACAAGAATTCGAAAAACTTATAGAGAATCAAATTCTTAAAATTGATAACTTATATATTCAGGCTAACGATGAATCTTATTTCGATTCGTAATTAAACATTGCATAAAGTGGTAAGGTTATAGTTTGTTTTTAAAATGTTTTACCAGATTTCGAATCATATCCTGATCAGATTCAGGAAGAAGAATGAAATCATCGATTAAGGGCTTAAGACCTTTAGCCTGATTTATTTTTCGAATGAATTCTGTCATTTTGCTCAAGGATGTTATATCGGTTTTTTGGCTTTCCGGTAAATCAAACATTTGCCCCTTACCGTTTAAAAGCCATTGATGGGAAATCTTGTGAACTGCTTCGACAGCTAACGCGTCGATGCGAGTAATCGTAAGTTTTCCACTTATCCATCTGCTTATAGTTTGTTGAGACGATCCAATGCTGTCCGCAAATTCCGTTTGGTTGATACCGAGAACGGATATCGTTTCCGATAACCTTCTTCCCGGAGTTGAATCATTTGCCTTCATAATTCATTTCCTACTTGACCAAATTCCATTCGTGTATCATATGTAATTTATATTCCAATAGAATACATGGAGATGGTCTTCGTGCCTTAAAAACATGCAAGCAGTAAAAAAGATCAAACGGATATATTTCCCTTCGGTTTTAATTCGAACCATGGATTTTATTTGGAATACGGATTTGTTGAAACTTAAAAGAAAAAAGCCCGGCAGCACCCGAGCTTTTTTGGGATCACAGTGAACTAAATGAACCTGGTTCCAGTGAATGCCTCTGTTTCAAAAAGTCAATCAAAATTTGATAATGGAGCAGATTGATGAATTTGAATTCAAGAATTGGAAGAATCGCGATCGAAGTCAAGATTGCGTTTGAGGCGTTTCGACTAACGAACGGATATGAACCGAACGAGCGAGAGAAAGTAGGAATTTTGAACGAACGCGGGTTTATCAATTCGATTCGTATCGTTCAAAACTGGGAGAGATTGGATAGAAAGTTAAAAACGTTAGCTGATGAAATCCGAAAAGGGGAGTGCGTATGACGACCACCTTACAGAAAGAATCTTCTCAAGAATCACAACTAACTAAATCGAAGCCGTTTGAATTTACGACCGAGCAAATTGAACTTTTAAAAAGAACTGTAGCTAAAGGCGCCACAGACGACGAATTGAGTCTTTTTCTGATTCAATGCAAGCGAACAGGTCTTGATCCTTTCCTTCGCCAAATCTATGCGATTAAGCGTTGGGATTCTAGAGAGAAAGCATACGTGATGCAGGTTCAAACGTCGATCGATGGCTTTCGTCTAATCGCGCATCGAACAGAAAAATACGCCGGCCAACTTGGTCCTTGGTGGTGCGGACCCGATGGGAAATGGGTAGATGTTTGGTTGAAAAAAGAACACCCCATTGCGGCAAAGATTGGAATTTTACGAAAAGATTTCACCGAACCACTTTATGCAGTCGCTAGATACGACGCTTATGTTCAAAAAAATTCCGACGGCAAGCCAAACGCAATTTGGGATAAAATGAGCGACAACCAGTTGGCAAAGTGCGCGGAATCCCTGGGACTTAGAAAAGCGTTTCCAAACGAAACTTCCGGTCTATATACCTTCGAAGAGCTTCCGGTCGTCGAATTTCAAATTTCAGAGACTCAAGCAAAGAGTGAAAAAGATATCACTCCTTCTTCTGAGAAACCAAAACAGGAAAAGACTTCCGCAGAAAAATACCGAAGCCTTATGGACTTGATCCAGAAAGTGCAAAGGGCGACTAATCTTACTGACGAGCAAAAGAAAAATGAACTTCTGAGAATAAAGAAAAGTTGGGAAAAGATTAAAGATGGTTTTTCAGAATCTGAAATCCATTTTTTCAACGATGGTAAAAACGAGATCCTAAACGTTCTAGGTGAATACGGTTGGATCGAAAATCCAAACATACCCGAACCCGAAGAAACAGGATCGGATAAAACAATCCCGGAAAGTTCGATCCAAGTCGAAGATTCTGTTAAGAATGCGCCGTCATTGAATCTTAAACCGGAACTTGTCGGACTGAGTGGTGGAGGGAAGCGTTAATGTATCCTTCCATAAAAAGATCGAATAAACTAAGACAAAAACTGGACCTATACGGAATCGAACACTTGTCCGCTTCCGCATTGAACGAATATATCACGGACCCCGCTAAATGGGTTCTAAGATATATCCTCAAGCACAAAGGAAATGGACCTTCCCTTTGGAGAGGGCGAGCGATAGAGAACGCAATGAAAAATTGCGTTCTCTCGAATATGGCGGGTTCCGAATACGAAATAGAATCCGCAGTGGAAACAGGATTTCGCGTTTTTGAAGAATCGGAAAAGGATTTTCTAACCGAGCGGGTAGGGGAGGTCCGCGACAATTATTCTGAAAAACGAGATAAAGAAATTTCTTATATCGAACCTTCCATCCGTGCGGGCTATTCGTATTTTAAAGAAATCCCTTCGGCGATCTTTCAAAAGAAATTCGAATTCGATCTTGGAATCGAGATTCCGGCAATCGGGTATCTCGATTTTTTAACTCCCGAAAAAATTATCGAACTCAAAACCGCGAAAAGTTTCCCAACCGAACTAAAAAACGGCGTGAGAAGACAAGTTGCCTTACAGTGTAAGGCCCTTTCTCTTCCGGCTGAGATTATCTATCTCGGTAAACCTACAAAAAATAAATCTCACGAAGGGTTTAGAAAATTCGAAATCCCGGCTTCCGATATTGAATCTTTAGTAAATGATTATCGTATGGCAGCGAGAGCAATCCGAAGACTTCTCATGAACACAGATTCGGTTGAGGAAATCATAGAATTCGTTTTTCCGAATTACGACAATTTCCTTTGGGACGACGAAGAAATCGAAGTCGCAAAACAGTACTGGAGGTTTGCGGCATGAAAGTATTCCAAATCCTTAAAGAAAGAATCAAGACATTCGTTAGAAAAAGAAGGGAACAAAAAGCCCTCAATTTTGCTAACCAGGTTTCCAAACGTGCAAATAGACGAAGAGCTGAAAACGATTTTGTTCAGACTCGATTTGAGAACAGGTAAGCAAAGTCATGAAAACGATAACAAAAAAAGAGCGCCCGTCCGGAATGGACGGGACTTGGATCGATTTTACAATCGTAAACGGACTGAATCTTACCGATCAGGAAAAAATCCTATTCTCTATGATCTTTCACCTTTCCAAAAGAAAAGAAGGTTGTACGGCGGGGAACGCATACTTCGCGGAAATCATGGAGAAATCGGATAAAGCTATTTCCGAAGCGATTTCTAGAATGGCGAGAAAGGGCGTCATCCGCGTACGACTTACAAAAACAAAACTTGGAACACTTCGAGTGATGTTTGCAAACGTTAAAGTTCAAAAACCCACCCCACAAAACGAGGAAGCCACTCCATACGGTGTGGATATTGCTCCACAAAATAGGGAGGCCACCCCACAGGATAAGGAGTGTATACACCCCTCAAATTGTGGAACAGATATTAAAGGAATAAAAGAAGAATATAAAAAAGAGATAGAAAAGGAATCTCTCTCGCTTTCAGCCGAGACCACTTGGTCGAATGTTTCCGAAAAAGCGAAAGATCTAATCCTTCGTGAATTGAAAGAATACGACCACAACCCGAAAACAGAAAAAAGTAAACTTGAAGAATGGGAATCCTTTCAAGAAGGGTTAAGACCCGAAATCGTTTTGGAAAGCATTTCGAAACTTATCTTAATCAAAAATTCCGAAAACTTCAAAACGGATACTTTTTGGCAATCAAGACCCGTTAATATTTCCTCCGCTTATTCGTACAAGGATCACATTAAAAATGCTTACAATGTGCTTCTTTTGTTGTCGGAAACAAAATCGAAAAAATCAGTCGAGACTCGACCGGTGCCAACTCCGAGCAATGTGGCATCTATTCCGAAGACTTTATTGTCTGAGCAATACGCTTCGTTCGAAGATTGGGCCTCGGAAAGATTGACCAGCAGTTCTATGCAGTTAATTCGTAAGGCGAAGAGTCCGGACGAGTTTACCGAATCTATTCGAATGGTGTATAACAAGTATGTGAACGAGGAAGGCGGCTCGCCGGTTCTTCATTCGATAGAAAGGCAAGTCGCAGTTTGAAAAATTTTAGAATCAAAAATCAAATCCAAAAGGAGAACAAAAACATGGATAAAAATTTAAGAGATTCGATCATCTGGCATTTCCGGGAAAGGTATTCAGTTATGAAAACTTGGGAGATACTTGAATGGTCTTATCCAAGACTAAAGTTTAAGGAAGTTAAGGAAGTTTTTGACGAACTGGAAAGCCAGATTCCGAAAGCGGGAATACGAAAGAAAACGCTCGCAGTCTAAAAGCGAAAGAATTTGTGAAGGGAAAATCAGATCAAGAATTGAAAGCTGAATTTCTCGAAGCCTTGGAAGAAGGGTATCGAAAGGAAGCTCAAAGGAAAATTCTCGAAGGAGGAAGATTTTTTACAGTGAAATCGAAAAAATCCGGTCTTCTCTGTTTTGCTTCCCTTATCTCCGAAGAAGGAGAAAATCGAAACTATCAAGTTGTCCGATACAAGGATAAAAAGACAAAATGGGTTTCGTATGAAGAGTTGCTTGAGGACTTTGATCTGATCGACGCTGATCCAAAACCTTGTCCGATCGATTGGATTTCTCCAAATTACAAAGAGAAGGCTTTAGACGACGAATCCTTTCGAGAACATTATATGAAGAAAATAAATGAGACCCGGAACGTAAAAACAAACGCGCAAAACAGAAGTAAGTCTGCATGAAAGAAAGACAAATGTATATTCACACAACTCCAAGAGGTTATAACAAGGCAAAGTTCCTGGACGCACTTGGAAGAAGTTCCAGCATAGAAGAAACGAACGAATTGGGTGAGAAATCTACCATTTGGTTTGGACTTGATAACGGGGATCGAATTAGGTTCGATCAAGAAACTGCGAAACTTGCGGCCTCAATTTTAACGCAGTTCGTTGAAACCGGCAAGATTGCCGCATAAATTTGAAAAATCAAACGTGAACCCTGCGATTTTTTTAAAATCGCAGGTGGAGGATAGCAATCGAATAAAATGTACGGTATTTTAGTAATCTTTTTCTTTTGGCTCGCGGCTGGTTATTTCGTCTTTGGAATCACTGCGCTTCTTATCATTTACCTTCTCGGTAATTTCCCTTTAAACAAACCTAAGTTTAACCATCAAAGCAAAACGAAACTTTCAAAACCAGAATGACGTTCCGAGAGGCCGCAGACTGTATGCGGATTTCCCAGAACACACTTCAGAAGCTCGTGCATAAATTTAAGTTTATCCGATACGTCGAGAAATACAATTCCAAGAATCAAAAAATTTTCGATCTCTTCGGCGAGGATATTCGAAGGCTTGTTATGATGAAAGAAGCATCGGGGGAGGAAACGTGGAAGGATTTTCTTTCGATTTACACGTATATAGATCATTCTCCGGTTCATACGATTCAGTTTGTCAAAGACGTTGATGAGGAGTTCGTAAGATCGAAAATCGATAAATGGGTTTTGGAATAAAAAATACATTATTAAAGAATAATATGAAAAATAAAGTTTACTTAGTAGATTCTTTTTCTAGTGGTTTAAATCACAAAATTAGTAAAAGGAAACTAACGTATGAAAACGATACACGAGGGCAAGAGAGCAGTAGAAGCAAGTCCTATACGAATCGAATATGTGGATCTGTATAGTGAAAAAAAACAATCCGGAGAAAACAAAGTATGAATACCGTTATGCAAATCATTGAACAAAACGGCGGATTGGAAAAGTTAAAGAGCCGTGCTTTAAAAATCAAAAACGAAGGATTCATGGACTTAGTAATCGAACACATCGGGAAAGGTCCTTTGGGTCACGACGCGATTTCTGTCTGTCACTACTATATCCAAAACGGTGATATGATGCGGGATCCGGAAGTGTGCTTCCAGTTGATCGAAGAGGTTACGATTAAGAAAATAAAGGGAATTTCGAAGATTCAAAAAGAATTAAAAATGATTCCGTATCTCTTTGTTCAAGACGGAGGGCGACCGAGATACGACGAAGTTTACTTGCTGAATGAAGATGGGTCAGTTCACGAAGTTTCTTTGAAACTTCAATATAGTATTCAGGGTTTTTGCAATTTTTGGAGTAAGAACTTAAAAAGCCAAGGATTCCTCGACACGAATAACACAAAAGTTGAGGAAATCGAATGAATGCGGAAGACTATAGATACCAAATCCAAATCATTCGATTACAACTCCTCAGTAAAGAAATCAGTTACGAGAAGGCGAGGGAATTGGCAACCCCTCACCTAAAAAACTTAAACGAGATTGGTAAGCGGATTGCGACGAAACACAATCGTCGCCACTATCCTCTTACCTTTACAGGAATGATGAGATGAAGATACAGACGAGTTACTTTGCAAATGTAAGAAAACTCCCCGAGCATATCGTCCCGATTTCGATCGCAAGATACGCGAGATACTGGAAAGGATTAAAATACTTTCCGCTCGCGCCGGACGCGGACACTTTGAAAATGCCTTTGGAAGAATATACGGAAAAGTTTCTAACTAAACTTTCAAAGTTAAGCGCGGAAGCCGTGATCTTAGAATTAATGAATCTTTCCGAAGGAAAAGACTTCGCTCTTCTTTGTTACGAAAAACCGGGGGATTTTTGTCACCGGCGTCTTGTCGCGGAGTGGATTGAAGAAAAGACAGGTATCAAAATAGAAGAGTACAAAGCAGAAAAACAAGAAGAAACGAAACAACCGAACCTTCTTTAAATGGGGTTCATCGGTTCCGTCCCACCGGAGGCCAGGGCGATCCTCGTAGATTTGATTTCGAAAACACCGAAATCTCGAAACATCTTCGTTGGTTGTTCTGGCAATTTTACAACGGATCGTATCCTTTCGGGACTCGGATACAAAGTCCACTCTAACGATGTATCTCTTTATTCTAAACTCATTGCGGACATTATCCTTAACGAGGATACTCCTTTAAAATGCAATGATCCTACATACTCTGCAGTCTTTCAAAAGTGGCCGAAAGATTCTAAATACAGAAAGCTCGTAGAAGTGATGTATGTTTTGAAAACTTCCAAATTCCGGCCTTGTAAGAACGACTTTCAAAAAGAAATGTGGGATTCGTATTTGGAAAAGGGGGATGAGTTTTACGATCGAACCTTAAAAAAATTCGAATCCGGCGGAGTGTTTGATTTTAAAATCGAATCCTTTTACTTCGGCGATTTTTTGAAACACGTTCAGGACTGCGAGGGGGTTAGTTTTCTTTTTGCGCCTACCTACAAAGGCGGATATGAGAAAATGTACAATACAGTAGAGGAAGTCTTCGAATACGAAAGGGCGACTTACAATCTCTTTGATAGCAAGAATGCAGGAAAAACCTACCTTTCTCTTTTAGAATCCGGTGAATCCGTCATTTATTCAGACATTGACTTTCCGGAGCTCGCGGCCTTCAAAAAGGGGATAGTAAGATATTCGAGTAAAAAAGACGTCACACTTTACACGAGTATTGAAAACAAGAAAACCTACTTTTTTACTCCAACCACTGGAAACGAAAACACGACTTTGAAGATTGTTCCTGATGATTTCCAGTTTTCTGAAAAATCAAAAATAGAATTCGCAAAAGTCACATCAGATTTAATCTTTCATTACAAACATATCTTCATGTCTTCGAGAGTGAACTACTCAGACAAAGAAGATTTCGGAATCGCTTTCCTTGCAGACGGTCATGTTTTCGGTTTTGCAGGGTTTAAAAAATTCATGAGCAGTATGAATCATATTTTTGTATCCTCGGATTTCGTTGTTAAATCCGGCGAGAAAAGAATCTCAAAACTTCTCATCATGCTCCTTCTTTCAACTGAGATAAAAAAGTTCCTAACAAGGCAGTATTTACACGCGTATAGAGGCGTGAGGACTTCCGTATATACTCCACACCCCGTATCCATGAAATACCGAGGTGTGTATGAATTGGTAGAACGTAAGAAAGGTAAACTCGTTTACCAACAGGATTTCAAAAACGCGACCTTGAGTGAAATTTTTAAAGAATGGTTCCAAACAAAGAGGAAGTAAACAAGAAACTCTCTGAAATCAATACTTTCATCGCACCTTACAAACTAGCCTGGGTGGACCCGGCAGAGGACTGCGAACTTTTAGCGGTAAATGCCCGGTATATGACGCCGGACCAAATGAGCCGTTTGGTCGAGAATGTAAAACGAGACGGATTCCTTTCTCAGCTTCCTTTCGGAGTAAAAATAGAAGAGAAATTCAAAGTAATATCTGGGAATCACAGAGTTACCGCGGCAATCAAAGCAAAACTCGAAGCGATTCTAATCCTGTATATCGAGGACATAGATACCGAAAGAGAACTTGCGATTCAACTTTCTCACAATTCGATAGCCGGACAAGACGACTTAGGAATTCTAAAGAATCTCTATCTTCAAATCAAAGAATTGGATTGGAAAGCGTATTCTGGGATTGACGAGCAGTCTCTTCTTAATTACCAAATTCCGGAGCTCGTTCCTATTTCCGAATCGGATATAAAGCTCAATGAAGTAAGACTTTTCTACGGCGATTTGGATCTAAAGCAAATAGACCAGACATTAGAACTTTTAGAAAAGAAACTCATCGATGAAAAGAGAGACCGCGTAGTACTCGGCGAGTTTGAAAGATTCGTGGAGGTTATGACCGAGATTAAAAGGCGGCTCAATGTAAAGAACCATTCCGTAGCGTTTCTCAAGATGATTGAGATTTGTGAAGAATGGATAGAAACAAACGAAAACGATTTATGTGCGTAAACAAAGTGGAAGACCTTCCAAATTAAGCGAGAAGGTAAAAGAGAAATTTTTCGCAGCGATTTCAAATGGTCATACTTACGAATCATCGTGTGCACTTGCAGGGATCTCGGAACGTGCTTTCTATCAATGGAAATCGAAAGGATCGGACGCGGGTGAAAAAAAGAATTCTGAATATGTGCAATTTGTGCAGGAACTTGCAGAGAAGGAGGCCCTTGCAAAGATAAAACTTCTAAGCGACATCCAGAAATCCGATTCGTGGCAAGCGAAGGCTTGGATTTTAGAACGTCGGTGGCCGGAAGAGTGGGGCAGAAAGGACAAACTCTCCGTCGAGAAAGAAGTTCAACAAGTTGTAGTGTATCTTCCTGATAACGGAAGAACTCCGATCGATGTAAACAAAAACGAAACTACGTCCCAGGATTGACCGGTAAATCCCGGATCATACAACCGCAACCGGGACCGCAGGAAAGGTTTCTTTCGACGTTTGCGGACATTGCTTTTTTTGGAGGAGCCAAAGGAGGGGGAAAGAGCTACGCGATCACGATTGATCCACTCCGGTATGTCCACATTCCAAAATTCAACGCCGTCTTTTTTAGAAAGAACTCTACTGACTTACGAAAGCCCGGCGGCCTTTGGGATGAAGCAAATAACCTTTATCCTTTCATCGGTGGAATTGCCCGCGAGTCACCGGCACTTGAATACAGGATCCAAAAAGCAAGTATCCAATATCATCACCTTCAACTTGAGAAAACTAAATTCTCTTGGGAAGGTTCTCAGGTTGCAGGATTCTATTTCGATGAGTGTAATCAGTTTTCCGAAGATACTTTTTTCTTTATGGGTTCAAGGAACCGATCCGGAAGTGGTGTTTTGCCTTACGTTCGTGCGACTTGTAATCCCGATCCCGATTCTTGGATAAGAAGATTTCTTGATTGGTGGATAGACCGCGAAACGGGCTTACCCATTCCCGCAAGAGATGGAAAGGTCCGCTATTTTCTCCGAGTAAAAAACGAATTCTACTTCGCTGATTCTAAAATAGAACTCATTCACTCATTTCCTGATTTTACTTTATCAGACATCCGTTCCGTAACTTTCATTAAGTCTTCCGTATATGATAACAAGATCCTTTTAGAAAAAAATCCGGGGTATCTCGCAAATCTCAAGTCGATGGCTGACTATGAGCGGGAGAGGTATCTCGACGGAAACTGGAATGCGCGGCCAGTTGCCGGAAAAGTTTTCAATCGTCACTGGTTCGGACACGCGCCCGAGTTTCCAAGTGACATGCGGCTCTTCCGATTTTGGGATTTGGCGGCCACAGTTAAGAAGACGAACAAAAACGACCCGGACTTTACAGCGACCGCAATAGGAGGCATCAAAGACGGGATTCTTTATCTGAAATTCGATCAGAACCGCCTTGCTTGGCACGAAGTAAAGAAGTGGATCCGAAGAGAATCCGAACTCGACAAGATTCAATATTCAAAATACGGAAAAGTCAAAGTCGGCGTTGAAAAAGAACCCGGTGCAACCGGGAAAGGAGCTGCTGAAGACATCATAACGTTACTTGCGGAAATTGGAGTGGAGTGTGCTTCTTACCCCGCGAACGGAGACAAACTTTCTCGTGCGCTTCCCTGGGCCGGTCTTGCAGGAATCGGAAAAGTAGTGATCGTAAACAGTCCGAATACGAGTATAGAAGTAATTCTAAACACGCTTCACAACTTTGTCGGTGATGGGAAAGGTCACGACGACATTGTGGATGTGGGTTCCGGCGTTTACTACATGACCATTGAGAAAACCTTTGTCGCATCCTTCGGCCTTGCCTCCTAAAGAAAATTTACGAATGCACCTGACTGTTTTCCATCTGTGAAATACAGTAAAAATAGGCCCTTAAAAAAGTTTCATGTCCGAGACGATCGAAAACGAAATCATTCTAAAGAGAAGGCACCCAGATATTGCGTCAAAATTGACCGCATGGGAGTTGATACGAGATTCGTTTCTTGGCGGCCTTTCCTATATTGATAAAAACCACCTCTTTCAATACTCGAAAGAAAATTCATTTTCGTATGAGAACCGAAAGAAGAGATCCGTATTTTTAAATCATACTTCTCCGATCGTCGAAGCTCTTACCGGACTTATTTTCGATACTACACCAACCAGAAACGTACCCGATTCTTTAAAACCATTCCTCGAAAAAGTAAATCATCGTCAGAGTATGGATGAGTTCATGCAAGAAGTTGCTACCAAGTCGCTACTTTGCACTTGCGCCGTCCTTGTTGATTCGCCGACCTTCGATCCCGAAACTATTAAAACCCAAGCGGATATAAATGAACAAGGACTAAGGCCCTATTGCGTATTGTACGATCTTGGTCAGGTCCGTGATTTCTCTATTGATGAGAATGGATCACTTCTTTGGGTGCTTCTTGATAACTCGTATCTGGAGGATGAGGATCCATTCCAGGAAAGAACGAACATAGTCGAGTATCGACTTTGGACTAAGGATTATTATCAAGACTTTACTCGAAACAAAGACGGAAAGGTTATCGCAAACGATCCTGTTCAGCATTCACTCGGACGCGTTCCTCTCATTTTCGTATCCTGGTCCGATAACGAATCAGGGCCGATCAATCAGACGATTTTTGAAGACATTGCGATCATCGATCGTAAGATTTATAACCTCTTGTCCGTAGAAGATGAGGTTATCTATTCCGGTGCGTTTAAGATTTTCATCTATCCCGGAATCCTCCCGGAAAAACTGGAAAAGGAAGGAATCGGTTCTCTTTCCTTTATAACATACGACAAAGAATCCGGTTTGGCTCCCTCGTTCATAGGCCCTGGAATCGAGGATCTTACCGGTCTTGGAATCGTAGTAGAAAGACTCTGCAAAAAAATCCTTCAAAAAGTGGGTCTTGACAAAGACCAAGAAAAAACCGGCCCGCAATCAGGGATTGCAAAGTCTTTAGAGTTTCGTGAAGCCAAGGCGTTCTTACATTCGGGTGCAACGCGTCTTGAAAAGTGCGAAAGAGAAATCTTCGAACTCTTTGCTCTCTGGCAAAAATCCTCAGTTTCAAAAGATCAAATCAAGATTTCGTATCAGAAAAAATTCGAAACGATCGACGTCGCGGAAACGGTTAAGACGCTTCTATCCGTCTTTGATAGTCTGAATTACTCCGCAGTAAAAAAGAAGATCGCAAAAGAAATTATAAACAAGGTTTTTCCCGATCTTAGCGAATCAGAAAAGAGTAAACTCTACTTGGAAATCGATTCCACAAATGACGAGAAACTTCCCGGCTTCATGGAGAAGTTTTTCAATCAAGAAAGTAGTCATACGGCCTCTTCCTCCGACATGGAAGAAAAGAATCAAGAATCACAAAACACACGGGGAGCGACCCCGATACAAACGCAAACGCGAACGGTGAAAACCGAGAACAGGTAGCATAGATGAGGTTTTGGAACCAATATTCAAAAGTTTTAAAACAAGCAGGCGAAGGAGACGGATCGGGAGGAACAGAGACAGAGATAGAGATAGAAGAGAACGGCCAAGGTAGTGAAGGAGGAGGGGACTCAAGGAACAACGAACCGGAACTCGCAGAGTTCAAGTTTGGAGGAAATACTTACAACATACCTCGGGAACTCGCTCAAGGGTTTGGAAAGCTATCGGCTGAATATAGGACCGCATCGAGTAAACTCAAGACTCTCGAAGAAGCGGCCAAAGAAGAACACCCGGCCCTAAAGGAGCTTCAAGAAAAGCTGCAACAGCTTGAGCTTGAAAAACTTCCTGAGAAAGAAAGAGAGGCCGCGAGACTCGGAGTAGAAATAAAAAAACTAAGCGGAGTTATCGAAGCTGAAAAAAGAAATAAGGAACGTTACGAAAGTCTCTTTCGTGAAAAGTCGATCAATACGGAACTTTACTCCGCACTTTCCAAACACAATCTTTACGATCAGAATCAAGCACTCCTTCTTTTGAAAGCGATCAGTCAACCGACTGTAATCGAGAATAAGGAAGACGGAAGTTTTAAAGTCTTCTTAAAGCTCGATGTTGGCGACGGCGCGGGTGTTCAAGAATTAGAACCCGAAGAAGCAGCTGCCAAATGGCTAGCGTTACCGACGAACGCAAACCTTCTCAAATCCAATTTAATTCCAGGTTCTGGGACATCCGTGAAAGGAGGTCGCTTAACTACAACCGGACAGGTTGCCTACAAGCGTTCCGACTTAGCGAAACCGGAAGTAAGACAAGAACGGCTCGAAAAGATGAAAGCCGGAATCCAAACGATCATCGTTGACTAACGAGAAGGTTCAATGTCTAACTCAGGACAAGATGTACTCTTTCCTGAATTCTGGTTCGATGGGTGGGATGCCTTAGACTCCGGAGTTCTCAATTTTCAAAATCAAGTTTCAAGATCGATCGAGCAAAAGCTCGCGGAAGTAGGGGATAAAGTAACGGTCCCGATTACGCCCGACTTTGGAGACGCAGATGACTACGATCCGAAAGAAGATCCCGATGCGACCGATGTTCACCAAGAAGCTAAGAAAGTCGAACTAACGGAATCGAAAAAGAAAACGATTATCTTAACTTCCACCGAACTTTCTTTAAGCTCGTATGATCTTGTCGAGAAATACGCGCAACCGATGGCCCTGTCTCTTTATACAACGGTGAACAAGTTTATCTATAACCTCGCGTTAAAGACAAACAACATCGTCGATGCAAGGACAGGACTTGATAAAGACAAGGTTGTGAAACTCAGGACAATGCTTTCGAATAACAAAGTCAGTGGAGAAAAACAACTCGTGTGCGCTCCGGATGATTACGGATCGCTTCTTTCCATTCCGGAATTCTTTAAAGCGAACGAATCCGGAGACACAAGCGCATTAAGGGACGGAAAGATCACTCGCGCACTCGGATTTAACGTATCCGAAAACCACGCAATTGAATCGTATACTCCGACCGATCTTGCAGGTGCGGTAAATCACACCGGCGGTTACGCGTCTGGAGACTCGGAAATGGTAGTCGATGCGTTTAACGATTCCTTAAAACCGGTGCGGCCAGGAGACGTTTTCACTGTCGCCGGAGAAACTGGAGCTCCGTTTCATACGGTAATTCGAACCGACAAATCTCTTGGGGTTACGACTAAGATTTATTTTGACGGGCCGCTTAGAAACTCTGTTTCGGATAACGCAGTTATTACGGTGATTCCTTCCCGTTCTATGGTTGCGTTTTCACCTTCCGCGATCGCGTTCGGCGCAAGAGCTTACAAAGCAATGCCCGAAGGAACCGGAGTAAGGTCAGTTGTTGCGATGCTTGCCGGTCTTCCTGTTCGGGTTTCTGTTTGGTCCGACGGTCTCCGCGTCAAAGTGCAAAATGACATTCTCTATGGTGGAGAAGTAATCAATCAAAAACGACTTGGAAGAGTTCTCGCGGCGGCTTAAAACCACATGAAAAAAAATCTAATCAAAGTGTATAAAAAACTAAAAAATGGGACTGAGGTCGAGTTACTCGCAGACGAAAGCCAACTCGAAGCCCTCGCTGTTCATTCTGATTTTCGAATTCCGGAATCAAAGGAAGTTCACAGTCCCAAAAAGAAAAATCAAGAAGAAGAGGTGCAAACCTAAAAATGAAAGTCGGGCTTGTAACGATAAAAGAGTCCGATGACTTTTTACAGTATTTCTCCGGAGGATCACTCTGGAGGGATACTGAGAGAAGCGAATATTTTCAGAAAGGAACAGTCACAGTCATAGGTGAAAATCTAATCGGGTTCGGAACTGAATTTTTAGGAACACTTCCTTTACTTGTCGGTGAAACCTTGGATTTAGAATTCCAATTTGTGAACGTTGTATTCGTCACAGATGATTCAAGCGCGGTTATTTCTCCTATTGAATTTGATGTTCAACTTCCCATCCGGTTCCGCCGAATTCCCGAAAACAAAGTTGGAACACTCACAAATCTCATTCAAAGAAAAAGAGAAGCTCTGAATACCGCCTTTTTAAGGCTTCAAAATTCGGAATCTTTTGATTATGCCAAAGTTAGCGAAGAAACTTTAAAAAAAGCTCAGATCGTTTTTGCGTTGGAGTTATTTAAACTACCAACAAACAAACATGCAGAGAACCGGGCCAACGGGATTCAATCGTATTCGATTTCTGATCAGAGTTACACATACAAAAATGGAACCGTAAAAGATATTCCTGAATCGGTTTATGATTTCGTAAAAAAGGAAGGAAGCAGGACTTCTGGGAAACTTTTTCGTACTGGATCGGGAGTGTCGGTTTACTAAGTGAAATTTCACGACGACTTATTACGCGAAATGAGTAAAAGTCAGGTGGACGTTTTGCTTGAAAATCTTTCCGATGCGATTCGCGAATTGGAAACTGCAATCGTAGAAGTTACTTGGAAAACAAAGAATCATTTCTCTAAGGTAACTCCCGATCAAAAAGAATACCTTAGTTTTTTAGAAAGAAGATACAAAAAGATTCTTATCCTTTATGATAACGTTTTAAATACATTCTATGAATCAATTGGAAATACTCTTTCGCAAACCTACCGATACGGAAGAAGCATATCTGAAAATTTGATCTTAGAATCCGGGATGAATGTCGCCGGAACCGCGATCGATTCGAAGGCTTTGCCGGTTTTAATCAGAGACGCGGCCCGAGATTTCCGAGTCGCAATCAAACAATCTAAAGTTATGTTTCAGACTTATTTTAAGCTCTCCAAGCAAGGAGTTCTTTCTGAATCGGAACTTTCCAAAGCGGTTGCAAAAGGTCTTTTAAAATCGGGAACACCAACGCAAGCGCGAAAGAATGTAATCGAGCTTTTCTACAATACTGATTTTTCAAAAAGCCAAAGTTCGCGTATTCTTTCACCAAGAGACAAAGATTCAAGAGAATTCTTTTGTGAAAAACTTGGTAAAAAGAAATTCGAGAAATTAGAAAAACTGAATTCCAAACTCTTAGAAAAAAAATACATTCAAATCCTGGACCGAAAGGGTGATCCGATTCACTTCAAAGTAGAGAGTTATGCGGAACTCGTCACAAGATCCAGAATTACTGACAGCCAAGTTACGGCCTCGATCGAGGAGGGGACTCGGGCCGGTATCGTTCTTTTTACGGTTCCGGGCCACAACACAACCGCCGAAGTTTGTAAACCTCACGAAGACGAGATATACACGACGGACCCGGACTTAGCAAAAGCGGGAGTTTTTAAACTTCTAACCGAAAAAGAAAAACCAGGGTATCATCCGAGATGCTCTCATAGACTTTTTCCGTTAGTGCTTACAAACAGAAAACTCTTTGCTCTCATTGCCTCTCGATCAAATGAAAATTTTGCTCGTTCTTGGTTTCGAAAACAAGGGAAGGCAATTCCTGAAAGGAGCGCGGCGTAATGGTCCCTTTCGAGATTTTAAGACCTATTTACAATGTCGCGGATAACTCACTGGATGAAGAGAGATCCGAACATATCACGGTCTTTGCCGAAAGCTGGAAACCAAAGACAAGAATTAGAAACTCTGATAACGGAATCGCATATACAACCATTCACGCAGATATTTTACCAGATGAAGACATACGACCCACCGACCTAATCAAATGGCCGCAAGGTATTTCGAAAGAAGACTTTGCAATTCGTGGCAGATATCTTTCCATTCTTTACTTCTATCCAGCACCCGACGCAAACCAAAACGTACATCACATTGAGATTGAGGGTTAGCTTGAGTAAGGGCTGGAAAGTAGACGATCACGAATTCAAAGAAAGACTCGGGATATTTTTTCCGGAAAAGATAATCGAGGTCGCAAAAAAAGCGTTTGAGATCGTAGCCCTCGGAATCCCGGCGAAAATATCAAGTTCCCACACAGGTATTCAACCACAAAGACAAACCGGATACATGCAGGGAGCCTACTCGATCTATGTTGGCGACGAACTCGTAAAGGATGTGGAAGAAGTTTCATCGAAATCCAAATCACAGTTCAAACTTCCACCTGCAATAGCAGACATCACAGACTTAGAAGCAAGGACCATTTATGAAGCTCCTTACGCGGAAGTGCAACAGTCGGGAGAAAGTAAAGCAGACGGAAAATCAATCACACTCAAAGGAAAACAACCCGGAACCGGACCCGGTTGGATTGAGAAACTTCAAGAACCTGTGAACTCAAACGAAATTGTAGAAGAAGTCTCCGACCATTTCGGCGATCTCTTCGAAAAGACCTTCGGATGAGCGACGTAACTACTCACAGATACTTGATCGAATACTTAGTTGATTGGATGAAGAATGAGCTTTCCTTTTCTTCTTACTCAAACATTTTACAGCCCTTTGTCGAGACCCCTAAAGAGGCCGTAGAGAAGATTTTAGTCATTCATAATATAACTACAAACCCCGATCCGTTTTCGAAGACGCAGATCGATTTTTTGTGTATTGCAAAGACACTTCCAAGATCGAAAGACATCGCATTTGATCTGTATGAAAAGTTAAACGAAAGGTATAACTTAAGTTTACCGACTCCGCAAAATCTTCCGCAAGGAAAAACATCTGCGGATCTTCCACCGATCACCTTGAGAGTACTACAAGGAAAAGAAATTCGACTCATCGGCCAAGTTCTTAACGGCGAGTATCGATACAACGCGAGTTTTTTTATTTCATAAAAGGAGGAAGAATGAATGAAGAACAGGTGACACTTCTTAAGTCGACCCGAAACGGTGACGTTACTATCCGAGTCCCAAAATCTCAAGTAGAGGAGTTTTTAAAAGACCCTCTCTTTAAGCTCTACGAACCTAAAAATGCAACACAGGAAAAACCAAAACAAAACGTGAAACAAAGCTCTCCCGAGTGAGCTAACAAATGGCACTTGAAGATTTAATCACGCCGGAAGGATCGGCGGTTATCGGTCGGCCTACAGGATCAATCAGTCCGATAGCGACGGATTTCGGAAGACCACTTTCAAAAACTGGGAACCAACCGGGAACCATTTCCGTTTCGGCCAATGATGTTTTAGTTACGGGAACCGGAACGGATTTCACGAGACTTTCAGTCGGTCAGTATCTAAAGATCGGAAACTTACCCGGTCTTAAAAAAATCAAAACCATAACGGGAGTAACCTCACTTGAACTGATGACTCCGATCGGAGCGGTTCCGGGGACAGGAGCGACTTTCAAAATCGCGGACATGTGGGACTTAGGCATGAGTTTGAAAGCCACGATGCAAGAGTCGTTAGGATACGCGGAACACGTCGCCATGCAAATGGGAGCGCAAGCGTTTAAGAAGACTCTGAACTCGTACATGGTGACGACGACGATTGAAATCATCGAACCCGTACAAGAGGTGATTCAGAAAGTTATCAAAGGGTATCTGATAAACTACGATTCACTTACCGGAAATATCAAAGGCGCGGCTCGAACGGTCAAAATGTGGGATTCAATCGAGGCCGGTAACGGTCAGGAACTTCACTTAACCGGACTCATTGCACCAAGAACCCGCTCTCTTGATCCGATGGATCTTTTGATTCTACCGAACACGATGCTCTACCCGGAACCGAAATGGGAATTCGACGGTAAGACTCCGCTTTCTGTGGAACTAAAATTCGAATCACTCGTGGATCCAAACACAACTTTCCGCGGCCTCCCGGTTGCCTACTATCTGGGGGATTTAAGTGCAACATAACATTCACCCGTACAACGAGACTACCATCGTCTTTTTAGGCGGTGGAGAAATCACACTTCCGATTCACGTATCGACAATCGGGCTTCACGAACGACTTTCTAAAATTCAAGACAAGTTGGAACTTGCGATCGAGCAACACTCAACCGCGTTTAACGAAACAAATCATGTAATTTCCGAACTATACGAAAGTTACAAGTTGCTCGTATTGGAAGACGCCGTTTCGTTCGTAGACTTTTGTAAGGATTTAACTCAGTATGTTTCTGAAACAGATTGTACGTTGTTCGTTAAAAAACAAAAAGAAGCTCGGAAATTCGGAGATAAAATTCTAACGCTCCTTCGAGAGAAATTCCAAGTCACGGTTTTCGAATCGGAAAAACATATCGAAGTCCTAAATCGGATTCCCTTTTTCTATCCCGACTTTTCAAACATATTCAAATTCTTAAATGAAGTAGAACTCGCAACCAAACGAAATCCGGGAGAGTCGTCCGCAAAAAAGTAGATCCCGACTCGGAACTTGTTCTTGCAAAAATGAAACTCGTTCGTTCCGGAGTTCGGGAAGAAACGGTTCAAAAACTAAACTACCACGGACTGACAAGCCGACTTCTCGCGCTCCGGTATATGGAGTTAGAAGAATATAGAAACAAACTTCTTGTAGCAGTATATCTGAAACCGGAATTTGCGGAAGAGATTACGAAGAGAATCGCAAGTATAGACAAAGAAATGACTTCTTTGAAACTCGTTCGTCCGTCGCAAAAATTGACGGAAGAAGAATACGAAGATGCGTTTTGGAAAGCTAAATCCGAATCTGCGGATTTTTGGAAAAAACTAAAGGAAGAACATACATTAAGGAAAAACGGAATCGTGATACGCGAAGAGTAGCTTCTTGAATAAAAACCAAGCGACGGTTAACGTTTCTCTCGTCGGAGACAAAAAGCCGCTTCAAAAGGCTTTTAACGATGCCGTTTCCGATGCGCGAAGTTTTGTCACTCAGATCAAGGAACTCGGTCAAGCGGCGAATAACGCGATCGCAGTCGATCCGAAAGCGTACCGTAGTTCTCTAAACACGATTTCAGGTCTTGAATCAAGACTCAAAAAATTCCAAGATGGGATGAATCAGGCTCAAATTGGAAGCGACTCATTCAATCGTCTTAAATCCGCCGTTGAATCGGTTCGGACGAAGCTCGATGAGGCAAAGAAATCAGGAGCCGAGTTTGGAAAAGCCCTAAGTGCTGCAGTAGATCCGAAAGCGTTTCGACAATCCTTAAACACGATTTCAGGTCTTGAAACAAGACTAAAAAAATTCCAAGATGCAATGAGTCGTTCTCAGATAGGAGGCGACTCGTTCAATCGACTCAAATCCGGAGTCGAGTCCGTTCGTGTAAAACTCGACGAAGCAAGAAAGTCGGGAGAAGACTTTAACAAACAAACACTCTCACTCAAAACAGCCCTCGCCTCTCTTGCGAGCGGATTCACAACCCGAGTAATCACAAGTGAAGTAAAGTCCTTCATGGACGAGGCCCAGAAAGCTCAGAACACTTTCTCGGGACTTTCGGCTGTCATCGGATACAAATTCGGTAAAGAAGCTATTCCCGAAGCCGTATCGGCGGTAAGTGCAATTTCAAATGAACTGAATTTGAACAAAGAAGCCGTTACCGCAGCAATGAGAAATTTCACTTCGATGGGTTATTCCGTTTCGGAAGCGTCAAAGCTCATCCGAGCAAACGCAGACATAGGTTCGGTTCTTAGACAATCCAATTATTCTCTCGCGGAATCGATCGAAGTAGTCTCGCAAGGATACAAAGCGGGAAACTCGATTCTTTCCGATGCAACCGGGATTCAGACGAATATCTCCAAGATGCTCGAAATCCACGGGATGAAAATGGATGACCTAAATGACGCAACGAAAAGCGCACAGGCCAGACAGGTTCTTTTGAATGAAACGTTACTCGAAACGGAAGCGTATCAAGGAAGAGCGGCAGAACAAGCGCAAGGATACGCAGGAGCTTTGGGTAGACTTGACAAGTCTTCGAATGAAACAAAGGTCGCACTCGGTAAACTTTATCAGGAATCTTTACTGCCAATTTTAAATCTCGGTAGTGACGGATTTTCATTTTTACCCGGTTTATTCTCAAATGGTGACAAGGTAAAAAAATTAGATCAAGAAATCATTCTTCTTAGAGAGTCTTTAGCTCGCGTTCCAGAAGGATCCGATGAATGGAAAAAAATCGATGCTCAAATTAAAAAAACTCAAATTGAAATAATAAATCTCGGACCTTCGATTTCTCATTTCGGAAAATCCCTCACTGTAGCCGGAACAGCCGGACTTACATTTTACGCTTCTCTCATAACAATTACAAAAGGTTTAGAACTCGCAGGAGTCGCCGGAGCTACCAACTGGACAAAGATCTTAGGGCCTTTTGCGTTAGGAGCAACAGCCCTTGTATTTACGATTGATATTGTTGAGAGGTTTCGACGGGAAGGGGAACAAAAAGACACAGAAGAAAAGGGAAGAAGGCTTAAAGAACGATTCAAAGAAGACTTAGAATCTGCGGATAAGGCGATCAATGAACTTGCAGGAGCTTCCAACTTAGGCTATGCGGTCGGTGAGCAAAAGATTGAGAAACTTCAAAAGAATTTAAAGAATCTCGGATTTACGGCAGAAGAGACCGAGAAAATTTTCAAACGGAATTGGCTTTCCGGGAAACAGTTTATTTCCAGCGAAGAGGTAAATCGCTGGAGAAAAGCGTTTTCTGAAATTCAAAAAGAAGAATCGGGACCGAAAGCTCCAAGTTCTTCGTCCAGTGGAGGAGGGAAGGGAAAACTTAAAGAGGATTTATCGGAACAAAAACGGATCATTGAAGAATTTTGGAAATCTAATCCTTCGACTGTAAAACTCACTGGAACGTTAGAGTCTCAATCTTTCGAATATCTAAAAAAACAACTTCTCGATTTTTCACAAAAAGAAGGGGCGAGGATTCCTCTTACTCTCGATGGAAAATCAATCACTCCCGACAAAATTCAAAATAAGGAACAACTCGAACGAGTCGTCGGAGAAATCTCAAAAAAATACAATATTTCTCCCGATGTAGTTCTAAAATTAAAGCCTGAGAATTTAAGAGAACTCGATTCGATGCTTTCCGGTGCAAGAGACGAAATCGATCGAAAGGTTCGTTCCGGCGCACTTTCTCCTAAAGAAGCGATCAAACTTCACGCGCAGTTAGACGATGCAAAAACTTTTGATACGATTACTGCAAAGATTCAAAAGTTTAAAACAGACTGGGAACAAAGTACAGGTCCCTTAACTCAAACCGAATCCCAAATATATGATATTTCACAACAGATCAATGTAGCGACGAACAAGTCACAAGGATTTTTACAATCCGTAACAGCGTGGGGAAAAGCGGCTGCCAGTGCAGTTGTTTTTCTTTCCGCTCCCGTTACTCAAGTTCTTCAAGCGCAAGCGCAAGCTTTACAAGTTCAAAGTCAAAATCAGATTCAACAAGTTCAGTTCTATGGACAAGCCTTCGAACGGTTTGTAGATGCAAACCTTCAAACCTATCTTTCCGCACAAGACGCAGAACTCAGTAAACTTCAAGAAAAGCTGGGTGCGATGGAAGAAGCCGAGCAGGCGTATGAAGAAAGAAAAGGGGAAAGACGAGATGCAGAAGCGCAAAGAATCAAGGAAGAGAACGAGGCTCTCTACAACGAAGACGCGCAGAAGCTCGAAGAAAAATACAACTCTCAAATCGCAAGTTTAGAACAAGAGAGTTTAGATGAAGAACTATTCAACCAAAGAAAAGCCGAACTATTTGACAGACTCCAAAAAGACAAACAGGACTTAAAAGATCGCTATGATAAAAAAACTCTGGAGCAAATTGAGAAAGCAAACAAAGACGCCGATGCGGCGGATGAAAAGAAAAAGAAGGAGGATGAAGAAAAGGCAAAGGCGTTAGCCGAACAGCAAAAGAAAATTGAAGCTGATAAGACTGCGGCCACTGCGAAAGCAGAACAAGACAAACAGAACGCAAAAAGACTTACCTCATACATAGAGTGGCAATCTGGTAAATCTGCATTCGAAGCAAACAAACAAGCTCAAGTAGCACAAGCCGCATTCGGTATCGCTCAATCTGCGGTTCAAGGTGCGATTACGTTTGCGTCTTCGGTTGCAGGATACACCGCTGCGGGCGCTGCTCTCGCCGGACCAACTTTTGGTACTTCGATGGCGACTATGCCCGCGCTTGGAATCGCGACCGGAACGGTTCTCGGTGGGTTAGTTGCGGGAGCGGGAATGACTGCAAGTGGTCTTGCGTTATCCGCCGCGCAGTCACAAAACTATCCGCCTTGGATGGGATTTTCCATCGGAGGACTTGTGGAAGGAGGGATTCAGGGTAAAGATTCGGTTCCGGCTCTTTTAACACCGCGCGAGGTGGTCGTTCCCGAATCCGGCTGGCAGGACATTCGAAAAGACATTTCAGAAAGCCTAATCCCAAAATCGAATATTTTAAATCCGAATATCAATATCGAGTGGATGGATCACTCTCAAAACTATTCTCAAATCGACAAGGAAGCGATGCTTGATTACTTCCTCGACGAACTTCTTAAACGCCTCACGCAAACGGGCGTATTAGGATAGCTTGAAGTTTATATTACAAGATTCTAAAGGACGAACTCTTACGGAAACTCTCGATCAATTGTGGAGAATTTCCCCTACAAAATTCGATCTTCCGGAGGCTCTAGTTGCAAGAAACAGTCAGTGGGGTTCTAAGAATCAATCCGACAATGTGATTTCTACCAGAAAACTTTCTCTTCCATACTCGAAAACGTTCGGGTCCGATCTGGAATACAATTTATTTCGGAGTAAACTCGCGAACTTTTTTCTTACCGGTAAGAAACCGATTTACTTGATCGATGTTGAAAACGCGCGTCGCGCGAGTGTAGAGATTTCAAGTATCCCGGAAAAATTCGACAAGGGTTCTGAAAAACGAATCGTAACCGAAGCAAATATCGAACTCATTCTCATGGACGTTCTTTTTGAAGATAGCGAAGAATCAAACACGGACTTTTTATACCTTCCATCCGGCGGATACTTTGATATTTATCTCGCATCCGAATACTCACTCGATGGTTATCCTGAATTCGACCTAATTGCGGAAAGTAATTCCAATCCTGATTTTTCCTTGGACCTCGAAGACGAGGAAGGCCAAGGATTTGCAACGCAAAGGATCCAAAGTTTATCTTTTTCAAATGCAACCGAACTCAACAAATATTTGACGATCAGCTCCGTACAGGGAGAAGTCCGGATCGGCGGAAGAATCAATGATTCGAAACCGATCACGTATTCTCATAACAATTTGATATGGACCGGAGGAAGTTTTTTAGTCTTTCGTCCGGGTAAAAACAGAGTCGTTTATTCTTCGGCGGTGAATGCACCCATTCGCCTACGAATCAGACACAGGACGCGCTATGAATCATAAAACTTGGGATACATTGTAGACGAATCGGCTGTTTACGGCCACGGAGAAAGATCCGGTTTTCCGGAAGGATTTGGTTCCGCGTACGGAACTTCCTGTAAAGGACAGCCGACAGATGCAACGATCTTCCAGGAATACTCGGGCGGCACAGGCGAAGATTCAAACGTTCAACTTTCTTCTGTCGCGGGTTCCGTTCTCTCTCAGTTTCCTCTCGGGATTCAATATCCGAAACTTTCTTCGATGAAAAATACAGTGAACCAGTTCGGTCCACTGTCAGGCGAACTTGTGTTCGCGGAAATGCCGGATGTTCCGCTTCCCGATTTTGCTTCCTACAAGTTAACAATCGATTCTAAATCGGTGATGAAGGGCTATCTCTACGATACACCCGATCAAACCTCTACTTCTAAAAAAGGATTCTCTTACAAATCTTATGGAATGATTAAACGGCTGGAAGGGGAGACGATTTCCAATTTCAATCAGTGGAATATTCATAAGATTGAAATTGGCGGAGCCGACGACACAGACGCGATTCTTTATTTAGGAGCAAACGTTTCTTACCCGCAAAATTTACAAACTGCAAACATCCAACCAAATCAAGTTTTGTATGTAAGAGATACGGATGATTCTGACAACGAAGGAAAATTCAGAGTCCTTGAAGTAATCGATTCATTAACGGTTCGTATTCACAACCCGTCCGTTGTTTTACAAAATATAATCCTCGGAACCGTAGAGATTCTACCTAAAGAATGGGGTGATCCTTTAACGCTTGTTTCCGAGCTTGCGAATCAAGTTTTTAAATCCTATGGCCAACGAGTTCCGATTCTCTATTCATCCAATCTCATACAAACGACCTACGGAATTACGACTCTCGGAGAACTCTATCTCGAAGGGATGTCTCTTTTTAAATTCATCGAGCTGGTCGTCGATATGCTTGGAGGGCTTTGGTACTGCGGAGTCAATGCAGACGGGTTTTACTTTCTCGAAAAGAAAAAAGAAGAACCGATTGAAAAATTCGCGATCGGCTGGGACTTCAACGACATTGATGTAAAAATCGATCGCGATTGGGTTTGGAACTACATTGAGATTTTCGCAAAAAGCGAGGAAGGTTCCGGTACTACAAAACTCTATTCCGAGTTAAATGAATCTTCCGAAAAAAAATGGGGAAGAAAAACTAAAAACATCGAAGTTCCGGCTTCGTTTACAAAGGAAATCGCGGTTGTCCTTTGTAAAAATTTACTCGAACTCCACAAAGAACCAAGAGTTTTAATCACGATTAAAAACGCTCCCTATCGCTATTACGAATTCGGAGATTACAACATCGCCTTCCCCCAAAAAAGTTATTACGAAACGATCGATGATCTAGATTCCCTTTCTTCCTGGTCTTCATCCGATTCCAGTAAACTTCACACTGAACTAACGAATGACACGCTTATTTCTGGATCAAAGTGTCACAAACTCATCTTCTCAGGTGCGGATCATGTAGTTTACAAAAAGATTTTTAACGAACGTAAAAACGGCCTTACCGATATTCATTTCTATCTCTATGCAAGCGTCAAAGACGACTTTATCCTAAACCCCGACGGAATGGTCCTCTTTTACATCATTGACGGAGAGGGACAAACTCACGAAAAATCATTCCCGATCGAGCAGGAAGCGATTTGGATTCCTTGTCCTTGGAACATTGCTTCCCTTAAAATCAAACGAATCGTCGAGATCGGTTTTATTTTCAAAAACGTTCCAGACTGTGTACTGTATTTCGACCAACTTCGGGTTCGTTCGAATACCTCCGTCACTCATACCGTTCCACTCGTTGAAGTGGAATATGGTAACGCACCGACAAAGAAGAACTGCAAACTCACCTTCGGCGGCAAGCAGACTTTAGAACAGTATTTGTCGGGATACCTCTCGCAAATTGAAACGTTACGCTACATTGCAAGGAACAGGTGATGGCTCTTTCTCCGATTCTTTCCGGAAGACAGGATATAAACTGGAGATACGATGAAATTTCAGGAAAGTTCGTTTTTCAAGAAATACTCGGTGAAGTTCACGAAGTCGTAGAATTTCCCGAACTCGACGGACGAAGAGGATTTCGATTAAACGAAAGGCCGGTCGACGACGGTTCGATCAGGATTTATAAAGGAAACGTTTTAGGAGACAAGATTCCCGCAAACCTTCAATCAAGGGTTACATCCGAACCGATCGGACCTCAAGTGAATATCACTCCTTCCACGATGAAAGTCGTAGTTCCGAGTACGGTGGATCTTGGATCCAAATATATAAGCGCGTATAACGGAGTAGGGGGAGGAAAGACCGTTGAAAACGACCTCTATATCCAATACGTCGCCTTAAATTCAAAACTTTCAAGAGACGGCACTCTTCCTATGGAAGGGAATTTAAACTTCAACTCTCACAAAGCGATCAATGTAGCACCTGGAACAAATTCTACGGACGGAATCAATTTATCCCAACTTGCGGCGCTTTCGAATCTTTTAACGAATGAAGTCAATACGAGAACAAACGCGGATTCTACGATCAATTCAAAACTAAATCCTCTACTTAGTCTCGTAAAATGGACAAAATTTTCTCTTCTCGAACGAGACTACGCAAACGACAACGAATCCGGCACTTTGGGTATGGAATCCTACGCCGGACAAAAAGGTATTTTAATCTGGTACAACGCCCGGTCTCGAATTGGTGGTATCGGCGCTTATGGAAATTCCGATTCCGATTTCCAAGTTATCGATGACCAAAGCGCAGGACAGTTCAACTTCCGTTGGACCTCGCCCGGAAACGCGCTCATGCGTTGGATTCTCATCCAGTGGATCACGGATTATATTCCATGAAAAATTCGAGTATTACGATCCAGAGAGGAAGAAGTTTTAAAAAATTCTTTTCTTCGAACATGTTAGAACACACGACTGTTTTCGCTTCCTTTGGTATGCTAAAAAATGACGGTTCTTTTTTAAAGCGAGGACGGTTCGAAACTCAGGTTCAAGAGGACGGATATTTTCTTTCGATGAATGAAACAGAAACTTCAAAGTTAAAAAAAGAAATTCTCCAATTCGACGTTTTAGTCGAAAGAACGGATCCAAGCTGGCCCGAAGGGAAAAACGCGATTTTTGAGTATGGCGGAATACTCAAAGTCGAGTAACGTTTTTTGAGAGTTAATCTTCCTTTAGAAGTCAGACAAAACGAATCCACCGTCATCCGCCTTAGGGGTTTAAAGAATATCTTTTCCCCCGTCGCACAAATCCTTTTCCAAATCAAAGAGTCTTCCGCATCTTCAAAAATTCTACTTTCGATCGAACCTCTTCCGTCCGACGAAGGCGCGGATTGGGAACATGAAGAAATCGTAATCAAAATTCCTCCAGCGATGACACGCGGACTTATCCCAAAAGTATATGAGTGGGATTTGCTTGTAAACCGTCAGGGTGAATTTACATATCCGTATTGGGGAATTTTTACTCTCACGGGAACGATTTCGCGGAATAACGAAACTGTTGATCCGGTTGTTATCAATGATTTAGAAACTCGTCTCGCCGGAACGACGATGGGTCGCGGTTCTTGGATGATCGGTGTTTTCTCAAACTATTGGCTCGGAAAGCTCGGCGGAGTTGGAAATCTTGTTTTAGAGAAGTGTCTCGAGTGGCTCGATCAAAATAAACTTGAGATTCTAAATCCATTCACAGGTTCAAAACTTCTTAAATCCGGAACTTTCGCGATAGAGGTTTTAGAATCCGGTATCGGAATTGATTCTCTTGATAACGTAACCGGCGCGCGTTCTATTTCCTTACTTCTTGCACCTTCTTTAGATTCTCACGCTACCCGTAGAGATTGGGTGATCGCTTTAGTCGATGCGGCGATTGTGCAGGTAAAAGCCGATATAGTACATGGAGCACCCGGAGTTTTGGATACGCTCCAAGAAATTTCTAATGCCTTAAATAATGATCCGAATTTTGCTACGACTCTTCTAAACCAGCTTGCATCCAAAGCGGATCTTGTTTCCGGAAAAATTCCGCTCTCTCAACTACCAGTGTTATCCTCTCCAGATTGGACGGTAATACAAAATAAGCCTTCGGTATTTCCACCGACCTTACACGATCACGATTCCCGTTATTATACCAAATCCGAATCCGATTCCGCACTATTACAAAAACGGAATACGTCTACTCCAATTCCCGCAGTTGAGGTTGTCGAGGATACGACTCATCGTTTTGTAACGGACACAGAACGAGCGGCCTGGAACGCCGTTTCCGGTGGCGGTTTCTCGATTCCACTCGGTGGAATTTTAGAGGACGGCCTCGATCAGTTACCAAGTTCTAATTTCAAAGAAACAAATGGACAGGCAATTTCGAGAACTACTTTTTCAACATTTTGGAATTTGGTTCGTCGCAACGTTACGGGAATTGTTGCGTCAACGGACAGAATCAATTCAGCCGCACACGGATGCGCAGAGGGTCAGCTGGTGAAATTCTCGTTCACCGGTGGCGGAATTGCGGCCTCTACGGATTACTATGTCCGTAATCCTACTACAAACGATTTCCAGATTTCGTTAGGTCCCACGGGTGGAGTTATTAACCTTACGGCCTCTCTGACCGGAGACATGATTACAAATGTTGAATATGGTTTTGGAGACGGCCTCACAACGTTTACTATTCCGGATCGTAGAGGGATCTTCCCGCGTGGTGCGGGGGTTCACGGCTCCAGAGCCAAAATGTCCGGCGGGAATTACGACGGCGGACCGGTTGGCGCGGCGGGTCAGGATAGAATTCCCTCCCACAGGCACCAACAATACGCCGGGGATATTGCCGGGGGAACGTACGGACAGGGTGGGCGATATGCCGATTCTGGCGGGTCGAACTCTGCCACAATTCTGTATACGGGTTCTGCTGTTTCGGATGGAACCGGAGCCCCGCGCAATGGAAACGAAACTGCACCCGCCTGGACTTCCGTTAGATACAAAATAAGAGTATTATAACATTATGAATCTTACTAAAAACATTACTTTTGCAGAACTTATCGTAGCTCAAACAGGACTTACAAATAAAAACACAAACGAATCTAAGAACAAATACTAAGTGATTTCTCAAGAACAAATCAATTACGTTGCCGGTATCGTGATTTCCGGTATTGGATACTTTGTAAAACACGTTCATTCCCGTTTGAACGAAGCTCTTCAAGTCGCCTATGAAGCTCGAAATAAAGTAAATCAACTCGAAAGGGATCTGAGTTATCAAGCAAACGATTTGAAAGAAATTAAAATCGAACTCCGTACCTTAGGAGATTCGATCAATCGCCTCAATACAACTTGTTCCACTTTGGCTGTTCTTCTCCAAGAAAGTAAGGAGGAGAGAATTTGATACACGCATCCGCCTTAAAAGGTATTGAACAGAATAACAAAATTAAACCAGTCGGTCCGCTACAATACGGGTCCGTTTGCGGCTATATCGCCGCGATGGTCCTTACCTCTTCGGTCATTCCGGAGTATTCTTCCGTAGACGTTGTTCGTTGGTTCATCGATTGGATGGAACCGCGATTTGGCGAAAAAGGGATCGGAGAAAAAATTCTAAAAATGCCGAAGTTCCAGTGGATTGTAAGTCTTTGGAAATCAAAACCTGAAATTCGTCTAGGAAGATTTCTCGAATGCTACGCGGAAGCTCTAAAAGAAATCCTAAATGAATTCAAAGTCGAAGTAAATCTTCGAGTCAACGGAGAATGGGAAGAGTTGGATCTTGTTCTTAAGAGCGGTCGCGCGGTAATGCTCGGAACAAGTCTTACAGATTCCGGCCATTTCATCGTTCTTACCGGAATCGAAATCATTGGTGGAGTGAAGTTCTACAACGTTATCGATTCGAACGGCAATTGGAACTCAGGCTACAAAGACAAAGGAATTTATAACCGGTATGAAGCGGCGAAGCTCGTCGCGCATTGCGGTAGAGACAAAAACGCGGGGAAGTGCGCTTCCTATATTTATCTGACTCAAGGAGGAATTTGATCTTGGTAAAACACGCAAAGTCTTTTTGGAGATATCTTCTCGACAACTCTACTAAAGGAATCATTTCGACGGTCCTTGGAGTTTTGATTGTTATCGGTTCCGTTGTAAGCGTTTTTCTTGAAAAAGCGGATTGGTCACAAGCTGTGATTGGGATAGCAGCAGGTTTCGCAGCGATCGGTTTCATCGGGAAACAATTGAAAACTCCGGAGGGAAAAGTATGAGAAAAGGGATTGTTTTTACTCTTTGCATTTTCTTTTCCATTGTCGATTGTTCTACTCCACCGGAAGAACCGATATTCGATTACAAAGCCGAAGTCGGACGCTTAAAGGAAAACAATTCCAAGAGAAAGAAAACCGTCGATCCAGTAGAAATCGAACAAATCTGTCAAGATAACGAAGAGGGCAGGAGAAGAGCTTTGGACGCCTTTATTCGCGAGAAATCTTTCGCGATTTACTGGATGAAAGTCGCTGAATCCCGGAAGGCAGACGCGGAGTTCGGAAGGTCGGTGAAGAATTGGATCTTTGTTTTTTTGATAGGGGGAGCGATTTCACTATTTGGTGGAGTTTTTTTATATTTCTCCGGGTTAGGTTCGAAATTAAATCCTGTTAAAATGTCCAAAGAAATCAATACTCGATAACAAATATTCTTTACTCTTGATTTTTCTAAATCAAATTAGAATTTAGAATAGTAATAGAGACTAATATAATATGAGTAATTCGAGAATTGAAAGCTTGGGCATTTCACATTTTAATATTTTTATATTACGTAGCAAAGTTTTAAAACCGGATACAAATGAAAATGATAAATTGCCATCCTGGGACGGTAGCATTATTGTCTATGATCGACCTGATCATAATGACAAAAAAGAATTTATACTCGGAAGAATTCCGATACAAGTAAAATCAAGAGAAGATTTTCCGCCAAATAAAGAATCGTACTCTTTGGAAAAATTAGATGCTATCAATTATCTTAATGATGGAGGTATAATTTTCATAAGACCAATATTTAATGATAATTTAGTTAAATTCTTCGGTAAGATATTGCTTCCGCTAACTATTAAAAATTATCTATTAAATTCAAAAAGAAAAAGCAATACAATCAGGATTAGATTGAAAGAATATAGTAACATAGAAAATTTTGTCAACGAATGTAAATTCTTTCTCGAAAATCAACCGCTCCAAAGGAATCAAAATAATCATATTAGTATCGGTAAAGTAGATTTAACGCAAGGCACTCTTTTTACTAAATCATTAAAAAAAGAAAATATTTATAAATCGGTTCTGTCCGACGATAGTTATTTATATTTTAAATTGAAAGACACGGATATTACAGTTCCTGTTAAAGCAAAGCTGTCTGAAATTGGATTTAATAAGGAAGTCGAGATAAAAATTAACGAAAAAGTATATTTCAATAAAGCTTTTCTTGGAGAAAAAGCTAACGGATTCCATACAATTCTTTTAAATAAAGGACTCTTAATTGAGTTCGATTCAAAAAATATAAAGATACATTTTTCATGGAAACTCGATAGCGATTTTGATGAAACATTGAGCGCTTTACGATTCCTACGTGATTTAGAAGATTCAAATTCCTTCGTATTAGGCACTTTTCCTTTTACATTTGATTCTTATAAAGCTTCGGAGACGATTTTAGATCAAGTTATTTTATATGAAGACACTTATAATGCTTTTTCATACTTAAATCTTAATACGGTCGGCATCACCATTCAAGACCTTGAGTCTAGTTTCCAAGAAATCTCGGAAATAATTTATATTGTTAATCAAAGGATGAAAGTCAAGATTGATGATTGCAAAAAGGGTTTTTACAAAGTTTATAAAATTTCGACTATAGTTTTGATTTTAATATTCATACCTATGGTTGATAGTGAATTTGCTGTGTTTAATTTTACAGACGAAATGGACTTTGGTGAACAATATTTATGCACTTCGCGCACTACAAAGACGAGAGTTGTATGTAGTAAATATTTGATATTAGATAGAGCAGATTTAATTCCTATAATCGTGAATCATTGCGATGCCGCCCTAAGGGACATTGATGCTAAATACGATGATAAATTGAGGTTAGAATATTCTTTTCTATTGCTATCTTGTATTTCATATTTCGACTCGTCAAAAGATATACGAATTTTATCTTTCGCCGAACGGCTGAATCAAGTGATTATTGAAAACGTCGAGGATGATAGCTATAATACCCCCTTCGTAATCAATAAATACCAAATCATTTTCCGCACTCGCGATTTCAGCGCAAGCGAAGCTGAAGAGATTATTAAACTTAAAGAAGATTTTAAAAATCAGATCGTAACGTGCTTATGCGTCAATATACTTCTAAAAAATATTTATGAATCTGATTCACTTTATAGTAAATTAACGGAAGAAGAAAGAATCGAAATTGACAGTTGGCCTATTATGAACCTTTATCGAAGTTTAAAAACTTAAATTACGGAGCTAATAGAAAGTCTAAGATCAATCTTAAATTGAACAGAATTAGTAATTTATTATGAAGGTAATCATTCTTCTATTGTTATCATCTATATTCCGAATATAATGAAATATCAATCGATGTTACACTCGCGCCAGAGTCAAAGTGGCCATTGCTAAAATCGTTCTTAATGGCGCTGGTTCTGGTTCTTGACGGAAAGCAAATGCTGTCGATAATTCCACCGGATAGTCTTGTCCTCAGAAACTACTTGTTGAATAATGAATTCATTTTTCGGAAATTTAGAAACCGCATCTGTTAAAACATTCTCAAAAGAATCGTGGATGTCGCTCAACTAAGCTTCATTTTCTTCTTTAAGACGCAGATATTCATCCGGGGTGATTATGCTAAAATTCTTAATTTTCTGGAGAGTCAATAAATCTTTATCTCCAGTTATTAAGTAGTTCGCATTGGCTGCAAATGCAGATTCTAAGATGTGGTAATCATCCCGGTCTCGTAACTCCAAATAATTCTGAATAGGTTTGTTTTTTACAAGTATTGTAATATCTCTAATTTCGGATAATACAACCTGAATGAAATTATCATCTAACTTAAATTTTGGTTTAGAAAGAGTAGACTCGATTTCATCTAATATTTCTTTCGAAATATATCCTGTAAAAATCTCATCGATTAAATCTTGGAAAACGAGTCTCGGTTTTCCTTTAAAAAGAATAGCGGAAATGTAGATATTCGTATCTAATAATACTTTCAACATTAAGAAGCGTTTCTTTTGTTTCTGACGGATTTAATTTCATTAAAAACGTCCTTTTCGGAAATAACGCTTCGATCAATAACTTTTGAAGTGAAATCAAAAATAACTTGCCATTTAGTTTTTTTCTCAATATATGCTCGCGCAGCTTCACGAATCAATTCTGATCGAGATCTATGTTCTCTTTTTGCAATTTTATCAATTTCTTTTAAAAGTGCCTTTTCAAAGGAAATATTAACAGTCTGATTCATAATCCACTATTATATACAAAGATTGTATGACTGTCAACAGCATTTTCGCCTTGAAAACTCATAAAACCTTGAGGATGTTGTCTTGTGAATTTATTACGGCGACTAATTTTGTAGGTTATTTTTTATTCTTGGAAAGCGTTTTATTTATACGGGAATGCTACACTTTTTCAGCGACGACTATGTAAAGTATTTTGTTTGAAAGTCTTCCGGATTCTAATTTCTGTCTGTATCGGGTTTCTAATCGGAATTTCTTTTTAAATTGGATATTTGACTCTATAACAGGGATTGTTTTAAAGTCCTTTCTAGTCAAATTATTCCATGTGTTTAATTTACAAATACTCAAATTTATCCCTTTATATTCTACTTTCGGAAACCTTACCGGATGAATTAATATGAGCAAAAGAATAGAACATATAATTTTAAATGTTAAAAATTTATTAAAAAAGTTTCCCCTTTCTTTTAATCTAAATTTTGTACTATAAAATACTGCGATTTAAAACATATTACATAATATCGAAGATTTTACTTGAATTGTTGTTTTACCACAGTTTAGCTATTCGGTTATTATTGATAAGTACAAGGTAAAAATTTGACCGCAAGATACTATATAGACACTAATATATTCGGAAAACTTATAAAGGATAAGAATTATTTCGATGTCTTTTCAATTGAGACCAACCGGAATAATGAATTTCCTAATTTATTACCCATTTATTTTACACCATTTTCAATAATTGAATATCTTGGCATTAAAGTTCAAAACCCAGTTATTAAATGTAGCCAAAATCTAAGAAAGACTACAATTGAGACCGAAATTGAAAGAATAGTATATGAAAGCTATCAATATTATAGCTCTCTGCGTGCTATTACAAAAGAAAATATTCTGCAAGTTGCAGAACGCACAGCAAGTTTTATAGAAAAAAATAATCTTTATTTTGGTACATTTTGTAATTATATTCTTACTCATAGAAATTTAGAAAAAGAATTAGCATTACATTTAGCTGCGAATTATATTTACAATTTTCGATTTCCAAGTAATTTGCGAAGTTATATTTCCGCGACATTATCTTATGACCTTTTTAGGAATTATATATTACCGTATTCAGTTAGTAAATTTCGATTAATAGAAAGTGAATGGGATACTCGATGGACTCGATTAAATAAAGAATCTGAAGGTAAGTTCTTGCCCTATGACCAGGCCCTTAGGTTAAAAGCAAATGGAGATAATGTCGATTGCGATATTATTCATCAAGTCGTTATGGGTTTTGAAAGTAATCGGAAAACTCATCCAGTGTATGTGTTAACTGCGGATTCACAGAAAATTATAATTCCTCGAATATCAGTTTATAAAGCGTTAGTTAGAATTGCTCAACACCAGATTTCTAAAACTAACACAATCGACGCAAAATATTTAATAACAAATTCGGAAGGTATAATAATTTTTATTGATCAAGAAGGAAAGGTAATTAAAGAGATAAATGTTTCTGAGATTCCTGCTTTCGGTAGACCTCCGTAA